AACCCTGCTTTAAGCGAATCAAAATCTCTACCGGTGTATTTTATATCACGACTAGCCATTTACTTGTAATAGTATAGTTCTTGTATCAATTCCTGATTCTTGTAAACTTATACTAAGTTTCACAAAAAGACGATTTTGATCTGGTTCGGGAGTCAACATTAACTCTTGTATAAATATGTACGGCAAAAAGGTTTGGAAGGTTGATCTTATCCTTGTTTCTAAGGCTGATAGAGCTTCTTTAGTTAATTGCTCAAACAACGTTCTCTTTAGTCCACAGCCAAAAGTAGGCAACATCACTCTTTCACCAGGTTCCGTTAATAGTAGATTTTTTGCGTTAGCAATAGCCTGCTCCATTGAGGTATAGTTCGATTGAAACTTGGAACCAACGGCTGCCGTCATAGGTAAATCGATACCTAATGCTACGTTTTTTTCTAAATCAATAGGATTGACCTGTATAATGTAAGCCATTATCTGATTCCTTGTGATTTTTTAAGAACTTCGGAATAATCTTTAATAAACATCTCAGTTCCAGCACCTCCCATTGGAAAGTCCGGATTAGCTTCCTCTGCTTCTTCTCCAAAACCTGCCATGTTGGCTGCTGTCTCTTGGAGTAGCTGCCCAAATGGGCTATTAGAAGTTATTCCCAAAGGCTCATCTAAAGTGACCAATGGAGTAGTACGTTGTTGCATGGTTACAACCTGCTTTTGCTTTGGTTGTATTTTTTGTTCTGTTAACACTCGCAACTCTTGCTTAACTACGGAGCGTACTTCTTCTCTTATGAGTTGACGAAGCATGCTTTTAAATTGACTAAGTTTCATTTGCTATTTTTTTATAAATAGCTGCTTATCCAAATTTAGGCAACATTCAATGGTGCTATAGTATCAATTCCTCCTGGTATGCTATCAGTTGGTGGAGCTCCTCGAAGAGGTACATATCCTCGAAAGGTAAAAGGAACTATTCCTGTAGATACTGGTGGGATTATTATACCGGTCATATTCTTAAGCTGGTTGTTGAAACCTCTTGCAAGCTCTTCTCCAAAACCTTGAGAACCATTTTCTGTTGAAATTACTAACCTTGGCCGAAATTTTCCTATGTTAGTTACAACAAATCTAGTACTTGCTGTATTGGTCCATGTAGCGCCTGACCAAAATAATCGGCCTGCGATGCCAAACATAATAGTCATAATGCGTGCGTCTAAGTTAGTATTGCGGTCTATAAGTATCTGTGCTTGTCGTCTAGCTTCCTCTTCAACTTTCTCGTACTGTTCGCTAATTAGCTTTGTAACAAACTCACTCACTGGTAGCAGCAGCTTTGCTAAGAATTCTTCTATTTTTCTAAATGCTTTACCAATTATTTTTAACAAAAATAAAACAATGCTCGATGTTTTATCTAACGCTCTTTTAACAAAAAGCAGAACTGGGTCAGTGGTAGTTGTTGGAATAAATCCTGATAATCTAGCTGTCTTGCTTTGTAGACGTTTGAACGCTCTCTTTTCTGCACGGACAAAAGCAGTAGCTACATTTGTTTGTTGAAACACTGCTGTTGGTATCGTTGCTAGTGCGCTTATTGTTGGAGTCTCCGCAGTTCCTTCAATAATTTTAAGAAAATCTAACAATATGCCGCGAGTGCGGTCATCAAAATCACTAATCTTCTCTCCTAACTCCTCTCTCACCTTATTACCTAAATCACCTGCTTTGGCTTCTTTAATTATTTCTCCAAAAAAAGTATAAATTGCTTCATATGCACGCAAGTCAGCTAGCTTTAAGTCAAGGCGTTTTAGTGTGTCCTTTTTACCTTGCTTTGTCATCTTTCCTCTATCAATTTGAAGATCACAAAATCCTGATACTAAAGTCCTTGTAGCCCTCTCATTACTTGATATTGGTGTTTTTTTGTTTTGCGCTATGTTTGTGACAATATTTCTTGCACCATCTAATAGCCTATAAGCTGCTCGTGCTTGTCTTGCAAGTTTTGCATATTTAGCAATCTTTCTTCTTATATCGAGACTTCGCTGCTCTATACGTCTTTTTTTATTACGAATTTTTTTTAATTTTGGCTTCTTGTCTAAGATAGTGTCAATGTAGTCGAGTACTGCATCTTTGTTTTTTGTAGCGTCTAGTAGCTTTGCACTCTGTTCTTTTAACTTTTGAGTCATCTTATCTTGCAATTCTTTAAGCTTCAAACTTGCTTTACGTGTTTGCTTAACTAAAAAAAGATAAGTTTTTGGTACTCCCTTAGAAGTAACAAAAACACTAGCTACTCCTGTTGACCCGTCTGGACTTTTTAGTATCTTATCTGCTTGGGCTAAGCGTTGCTTGTAGTTAGATGCGTTAGGATTTGTTGTTAGCAGTATCTGTAATCTCGGTATGTTGCGAGTTAGGATATAGTCAATTTGGCTAATTAGGTTACTAACTTTTGTAGTGCGAGTGCGTAAGAAGGCTGCAAGCTGCTTGTTATTTAATTTTAGTAAATCGTTTACTGCGCGTAGTACTTCGGTAAGTAATGGTGAGTTGCGACTTATTTGTCCAATAAGCTCTTCAGTAGGTCTTTTACCTTGTATTAAATTAGCTGCTCCAAAATTTTGTACAAAAGCATCTTGAGCTTGTTGCCGTGCTTCTCTTGCCTGCTCTGAAAAAGTATTATCAATTGAGGTATCTATATCTCTGTAGCGTTGTTTTACCTTATCTACTACACCCTTTGCTTGTTGGATGGCAGCTTGTATTGCATTATAAATTGCTACTATTCGCGAAGTAGTGCTAAATATTTCTTTTAAAACTAAGTTTATATGCTTTACAATTTTCGTAATATACTTTATAGCTTGTTTAGTTGCTTTTATAATGTTTGTAATTATCTTGGAAGCTTTTAACTTCTCTTTAAACTTAGTCAACCTTTGTTTAATCTTTAACCTATCCACAACATACTCTCCCATCTCTTTTAATTTATCAAGAAGATCATCAATTTTCTTATTAACATGGGTAAGTACTGTACGCTTTAAGCCTTCTACTTTCGCTAATAGCTTCTTCTTTAACTCCTTTAATTTTTTGTTTTGGTTTATAATTCGCAGCATTATAGCGCTTATACGTCTTCCACCTGGGACATAAACTAACTCTTTCCATAATCTGATGAATCGCTCTGGTGCAACTATACCACTGAGGAGGTCTAGAATTTCTTTAGTGACTGCTGTTATCTTTTTTCTGACATAGATTTTGAGATTAGCTTCTTTGGTAAATGTGTTTTGGTATTTTGTTAGTGTTCGTTGTGAGCGATCAAGTAGACTCTTAATTGAGTTAAAAGTTTCTGTGATTTCCTGGTACCTTAAACTTGGTTTTATTTTGAGGTTAGTAAAAAACTCCAAGTCTTGGAGCTCTTCTGCTAAAACAGTTTCAAAGTCAAAGTCAGATAGCTCCTGCTGTCCTAACTGTCGAAATCTAGTTTTTAATGCATCAAATTCAGTCTTTACGTCTTTTATGATTTGCTTTTTAGACTCTATGAACTTACGCATTTCTGGTAGAATACTACGTAAGTCTTCCTTTAGTGCTTCAAATTGATCTTCTAGCCTGTCAACCTCGTCGTGTATTGATTGTATCTCTCTCGTAACTCGCTTATACTCATTGATTGCTCCTTTTACGTCCCTTGTCAACGATCTTATTTGTACGTTTCCTTGTGTAATTTCCTTTCCAACAAAGTAAGCGCGAACCGTATTATAGAATAGCTTTTCTCGCGTTTTTTTGTAGCTAATTGATATTGTAGGTCCGACAGGTGCTGGGGCACCTAGTTGAGTAGGAGCTGGTAGGGTTAGTGGAATTTGCGCAGGTAATGTAGGACCAAATGTCGTCGGTGCATTCAGCTTTATTGCTGACATATAGTGTTTTGTAATTCCTCTTGCGAAATCAGTTCCACTACCATAACGGCCATCCTCTAAATCTCTTATTAATCTTTCTTGAAACGATTGTTTAAAATCCATATTAAAATGAGTTCATTACCAACTGCCAGTGTATCCAACCATATTTTTTCTTTTCTTCTTCAGCTGAGGGGGTGGTTCCGAGAGATGCAATTTTTTGGTTAATCCATCCTTGTATTTCCTGCTCTGTTGTAGGTTCTTTATTTAATCCCTGCTCTGCGAGATAGTATACGTTTGCGTGGTATCCGAAAGATAATGCCTTTTGTTGCTTGTCTGTTAGTTGTTTTTGAGTTCCAACGTAAATAAAAGCACCATCAAGAGGACCATACCAATAGAAACCGTATTTATAGCTGTTTTGAAACAGCCACTTTATTAAAGACTCATTTCCAGCCGTACTAATTAACACATAGTGCCCAGTTCTGCGTGGATCCTTATCTATGACATTTGGCATTCCATAAATCTCTGTTCCATCAGCAAAATAAGGGTGGGCCCAGGAGGTCTTCCATTGTTGATGGTGCGACCAAGTATCGTCTTTAGGAATTAAGGTCTGCTTAGTGTAGTCCCAATTAGGTGAGTTACCACTACCCCAACCCAATCCTTTAAAAAAATCTTTAATAGTTGCTCTATCAGCATCGCTTGGGTCTGGTTTAGTTAATAATGGTCTTATAGTTACGTCCAACATTTGACGCATTGCTGGATCCGATCCTATATAGCATTTAGCTGCTTCATCAAACAAATCCCATTCTGAGGCGTATCCAACAATTGCTGGTATGTCTTTCCCGTAGGCACTTACCATTCCTTGGTAGGCCTGTGCTGCTTCTGATTTTAACACTACTTGCCCAATTTGGGCTAATGATCCACTTAAATTTGCCATAACAGTTAGCTTTTAATTGCAGGTATTGGTGCATTACCACTTTCATAATAACCTGGCTTTGTTGAGTTTGGAGATGTGACTGGACCTGGTGGTGGTATGGTTCCTCCTTGGAGGTATGTAATATTTGCATTTACATCAATGCTTGTTTTTGGTTTTGTTACTTTAGCTGGTGGCTTGTCGACTCCCTTATAGTCCATTTTTTCGTGTGAAAAACCATCTATATAGATATAATCCGATACCAATTCCTTTAATCGCTCTTGCAATGCAATAAAATCCCATTGAGCATCCTCTCTAGGAGTTGCCAATCCAGTGTTTGTGAGAATTTGCATGTTCTTAATAATCACCAATAAGTCATCTAACCAATTAACTAATTTTAATCCTAAGACCATTGGCTCGTACGGTGCATCTTGTGATGGATACGACTTGAGTTTTTTTCCCGTAGTCTTGTCGATAAAGGCATCTATATTGGCTGTCAAGTCTGCTGGAGGAAAGGCTTCAGGTTGCTTTCCTTTGTTAGGAACTCCTAGATATATTCCCTCAGCTCCAAAGATAGTGACAGATTCATCTGCATCTATGTTTACCTTGGCGGGTGAAGTTAGAGCCACACCATCCGATCCTGCTATTATTGTATGACTACTTCGTGAATTTATAATTACACGATCAGAATTTATTAAGATAGAAGATTCTCCATTACCTGCATCATTAACAATGCTTGAGTTGTTTTGAGCTAATCCTAGTGTGTCTAAACCTATCTTTGTAGCTGCATTTCCGTATTGTGCATCCGGTATGGTAACTCCACTTTGAAAGAGGTAGTCGTCCATAGGTAGTCCAAATACAGAACCCGTAGCAGAGCCTGTGGGACTATTTGATCCTGTGACTGATGTTTCAGTAGATGTTGTTGTGGTTGATTGGTAATTTTTCTGTTCACCATTAGTTCCTGCATCAACCACCTCATTACCTTCAGCTGGATCATTTCCAAATAGATTACCTACACCATCTACAATATTTTCTTCTTCTTCTTCGCCCATGCAGCTTTAGCTTTATTATAAGTATAGGTTAGGTTTGTAATGCGTATTGTGATTGTAGTTCTCTAACTACCGCAGTTGCTCTAGTAAAGTTTTCTTGCAAAGGCATGCTGCCTCCATGGTTAACTCTGACATACCAGTAGATTGCATCTTCTACTGTACTGAATTCATTTGGGTTAGTGGTTCCTCGTGCGTTCTTTACTATGTCTTTTTTAAATCCGTTAATAAAAAACTGTATGGCTGCTCGTGCTGCAACTGCGGGATTGTTTAATTGGTCGGGATTAGATACTAGATCTACTCCTATTAAATCTCCGTACTTCTTATACCCACTCTTAAAGGTTATTTGATTGAAGCCACGTCCGCGATACTTCCATCCGTCCCCTGGCTGGTCGTTGCCTGTATTCCAATCGATGTTAGCCTTATATCCATATATGTAGTCATAAAATTCTTCATTTTTTTTCTTCAAAGTTTCTAGTTCTGGATCTAGGAACTGCTTTATTCTAGAGCCAAATAGCTTTCGTAGAGCCTCATTAGATGTAGTGCCATATCCATATTCACTTTTAGGAATAAATCCACACTCCTTTCCAACACAACCTAAGAAACCATATTGAGCGTTTGGATTGGTTATTCCAGCCTCGCTAAGAGCTTGTATGAGTAGTTTGATATTAGAAGCCTTGTCTCCAGTACCAAGATTACCAGCTTCGAAAGGAGTTGCACCTGTTGCAGTGAGACCTAGGTTAATTGTAAAGGTATCGTTTGGATTGTAGCCATCAGGGAATAGTTTTGATAGTGCTGCGGTATCTTCGTCAACTGCTTTTTTAGGACTTCCAGCCATAGCTTCTATGCTCCAACTATAAAGGTTTTTGCTACATGCTAGTTGTATTGGTATTGTTTGTGTGGAGGTTAGGTACACAGACGAGTCAACATTGTTTATATCTAAATCCGTTACACCATGCTGTTCTAGAGATTTTAAGTCTACTCTATTTGCTTGCAATACTAATACAGGATCACCATCTCCTGTACTAAAACTCTTTCCTAACACATCAACACCAATGGACATATCTTTGTTCATTGACTTGTTTACCACTTCCTCCATAGTGCTGGTAAATCGCACCATGCTGCCAAAACGTCCTTGTATTATGGTGTCACCCTCTCTTATGTTAGTTGCCGTTCTTGATGCATTTTCATAAATCTCATAAGGTATGTATAGCTTTTTTTTGAATCGCTGTGAGGTTACTTCTACGTTAATTAAAGCTTGCAGGACGTCAGGGTTAATGTACTTAGAGTCTGTTGAGAGTAAGGGATGAACGTTGTATACGCTATTAAAGTCGTGCTGTACAATTTGTCCGTAGGCAAATAAGATAGACTGCCCAACTAGTATGGGGTATATTAATACCTGCTCTCCAGGTAATGGAAGAGTGTAGTTAGTTCGGTCTAATGGAAATGCAAATAGTTGAATAGCTTCTTCTGGCTTATTGTAGTCTTCATAGACGTGTCTGAATCTAATTACCCCAATCCCACCATCTGTTCCGTAGTAGGGAGAATCTTGATCGTATACCACATCCAGTACCTGCCCATGTCTAACCTTTTCAAAAGTGTATTTTTGAGGAGTTGCAACAGGTACTGGTGACTTTGGATTATATACATCTCCTAACCCTTTAAAGAAGCTGCTCATGCTTGTGGTGGTTTAAATACAATTAAATTCCAGCTATTAGCAGCTCTACTTCTGTAAACAAAGTAGCTGCCATCGTAATTATACTTATTATCTGTTGTCCAGTTTCCTATTCCAGTTAGACGTCCAATGTACATTTGAGTGTGTCCATATAACCTATTACTCTCATTAGTACCTCCATCATTAGACCAATAAGTAACAACATCACCCACAGTCCATGGCTGACCTGGACCATTTTTCAGGATACTATCTAATTGCTGCTTAGTCATCGTACCTTGGTTATATTGAGCATATCCCAGTCTGACTAAATTGCTGAAGTAACCTGATCCGTTTGCATTACCTCCTGCAGCCTTTCCCATACCCTCTGATCCTGGTAATCCTCGTAATCTCTGTACCACATTGTAGGCGTGGTTATACGTACCTCGTGCACAGTAGTGCTTAGTTTCACCTCTTGCAAAAGATAAATTTAACGCTTCTACTACCACCTTCTCTAATGCTGTGCTGGCTGCTGATGGTGGAATCTGTTGGACAGCTCCACCAAACTTAGCTCCATCAAAGTTATCATCGAAAGCACCTACTTGCAGCGGTATGTCTGCGGTAACTGATAGTACAAAATTAGGGTCATAACTCTCAGAGAAAAAGGATTGCAATCTTGCAGATGGATCCTGTATTGGCAATGGCATATCGGATCTTTGTATCTCAAAGCCCCAAGTATGGAGAGTCTTACTTGAACCAATAGCTATTGGTATATTTTGCGTTGTGTTTACGTATATACTACTTCCATCTACATTAATATCGTCATCGACGGATCTATACTGTGATGACCCATTGTTTGTTTCGGGTTCAAGCCACTTTGTATTTTTAATAATAAGAAAAGGATCACCATCACTACTACCCTTAAAGTAAGAACTAGTTGGCCAACCGGCCCAAGGGTTAGTTGCAGTTGAAGTAAATCTAATAGTTCCTCCAAATCTACCCTCTACTACTTTATCACCTTCTCGCATTATCGGAACAACCCGTCCTTCTTCTGTTACTACATCTGATAGGTGAGTTAATTTTTTCTCAAACCGTCTTGATAATAATTCACTATCTGTAGGTGTTAGTTGGTTGTCGGAGAATACTCGTGAGGAAGGTGTGATTGCTCCTGGGTTAACTGCGTTTCGTGTTGAATAAGAAGCTCCTGTAATTACGCTTGTGTAGAAAGGCAAACGTCTTTGTACTCCATCGATGTTAGTATAACCAGTTGCTATTAGCACTAACTCTCCTGGGATGGGGAGTCTGTAGTTATTTTTGTCGATCGGAAAGGCTATTCGGTTTGTTTTATCTTCAAACTTATTATTGTCTTGTACATTCATCTTAAATAGGATAGCTCCTATGTACCGATACAACTCAGACTTTTGCACACCATCCTGATCAGCTTCTCCCGACTTTATGTATTCTTGTATCCTCTCTCCCGTTATCACATCTAACACCTGACCTAAGTACATTGTTAGGTCTAACATAGATTGATCAGGAAGCATTGTTGGTATATACTTCCCAGCATGTTCTGCTAGACCTTTGAAAAAGCTACTCATTCTATGTTAAAAACAATTGTGACTCCTCTCTTCTTCTTTTTTCTAACCCTGCCAACAACTTACCTCCTGCAGTTTTAGGTCCATCGGTGTAAATTGTTTGGCCCGCACTCTGTAAGTTATTAGCTGCTATAAAGTCTTTAATCTTCTTACCGTACGCTCTTGCACTAATGTAATGAGCTCCAACATTGTATCCAAGTGATGTTAAAGCTGCCTTTTGGTTATCTGATAAATTTGTCCATAAGGCTTGACCTAAATCTTTTGCTATCTGATTAGCGTACTTAGGGATTGAGTAATCTCTCAACGTCGTTAATGCCTCCTCCTGGGTTACAGACATACCTTGTGTCACCGTAGTTAGCACTCCATTCTTGTATATCTTATCACTACCATAACCAGCTCTGAAGTGGTTTACATCCCACGTCCCCACTGCTGTGAATCCTTCCTTTTTTGAGATGAAGTTTGCAGCTGTTTGTTGCCAAGTACCTCCAATAGTAGACGAGAAGTCTGCACTACCTCCACCTGCTGATGGAGACATTCCTACACCAATAACATTAACCGATACAACGTCTGACGGATCATATGCGTCAGGAAATAGCTCACCTAATCGTGCCGTCGTATCCTCCAGTGCTTGCGATTTACCACGAGTAATATTTAAGTTCCAGGTATAGGATTTTTGACTACAGTTTACCTTTAGTGGCACTTTTTGTGAAGTAGTTAGATAGAAACTTGACAAGTCCTCGTTTATATCATCATCCTCTAAAGCATTTTCAACAAATCCCAAGTCCTCGTAACTCTTTCTTCGAATATTGGCTTTTATTATTAACATTGGATCACCATCTGTACTTGTTCCAATATTTGCAATCTGCTTTTCCGTATCCCAAACCCCTTCCTTTGTTATTGTGTGTGTAAACTTTATTACACCACCCAATCTTCCCTCGAGAATAGTTTCTCCTTCACGAATTTTACTAAATAAGCCTGCCTTTTTTAACAAGGTTGCTTCCTCAAAATCACTACGACCCTCAAAGCGCTTACGTTGTATCTCAGGGTCTACAGATATCCTTTTTTCGCTAGTTGATTCATATTCGTTTAGTAGTAGATTGGGATCTACGTTTAGTAGTAGGTTTACTGCTGATGATATTACTGTGAAGTAGTAGTACTGGCCGCGTTGTTTGACTAGTAGCACCTGCTCACCTACTACAGGTAATCTATAGTTACCTCTATCTAAAGGCTCAGCTAAATCAATAATTTGATCCTCTGGCTTCTTAGATACATTGGCTTTATTAAATCTTATAACCCCAGTTGCAAGTGGTGAATCCTCCTTAACTACCAAATCACCCTCTGTTGTACTGCTTTTAAATACATTTAATACTTGACCAATAAAAACTTCACCTCCTGTAAGGAAGTTGTTATTTGGAGTGAGTTTGCTCCTGTGAAATTCTGATAGGCCTTTAAAATAGCTGCTCATTTAGACTTATCTAGTATATCCTGAGCTTCAGATAGTAGTTGTGCTTTTTCTTGTTCGGAGAGGCCTAGTTCATCCTTTGAACCTTTGTCATTTGACACAATGAGACGTTGGATAATTGCCGTTAACCTCACAAGGTTATCATCATTTTTCACAGATACTTCTAGATACTCTTTAATCATCGGTACCATCATTGATGCGTCTGTGATGTTGCGGATTAGGTTCTTCAATTGATCAATTAAACCATTGATCTGCGTTTCTTTCTTTTTTGTATTGTTATACACATCGCGCAACAAATCGCTAAAGCTCTTGTCATCAAATAAAACACTATCCTTATCCATAGCTACAGATTTCTAATAAATAGAAGCGAGTTACTTTTTTATGGGAGTTGCTGCGTTACGTACTTGAGTCATCAATTCGTTAAGTGCCTTTATTCTCGCACCAGCAATCCAAGAATCAGGATTATCGTAGTATCCTAATTCATGTAAGGTCTTAGGGTCTGTGGATTTGGGATCAAACTCAAATGCATTTATATTAGGACCACCTCCTATATTTTCCCAAGCTCTTATCTCAGCTTGGATGAACTTTATCAACTCCTCTTGGCTGTAGTAGATTATCATTAATAGACTATGTTGCGAGGTATGTAACCCAAACGATCGTAATCGTTAAACATCTTAACGTACTTTTCCTTTAAGGACTTGACTACTTTAGTGACAAACTGGGTGTTTGCGTTTGTCATTTCTCGTATGTAGATGTATAGAGCTTTTTTGTTAAAAATTTCCAAAGACTCTTTACGACGAAATAATTCCATTATAGCTCCTACTACCGCTTGATCAGTTCTTTTAGGATATACCTTTTCGAGATTTTCATCAAAATAGTTTATCAGCTCTTGAACAAAGTGATCTATTTGCACACCCTCTTCTTCAACAACCAATACCGAATTCTTATCTCCTGTAGTCTCAATTTGCTCATTCTCTACAAGCTTCTTAAAGTTCTTATTGTTACTTAGTATTAAGTAGTTCTTAGCTACAATACTAAAGTAGCTGAAAGCCTTTCCTTTATCGGAAGTAAACTTAGGTAGCTTTTCTACTAAAAAGCTCACAACTTCGTGTTGTAGGTCTTTGATGGACTGACCGTCGGTGTAGTAAAATTTAAAAGTGTGAATGATGTTCTCAACTAGTTTTTCAAACGCAGGTTGGATCTCGCGACGATACAACTTATCCCTTTCCGCAGGGTCTTGCATTACGTTAAGTTGCTTGATTGCTACATCAACATCCGATGTAAAGTAATAATTCTTAGTTGACTTCTTCTTGGGCTTCGACATACTTTTTTATAAATTCATCAAGATCGTTAATCTGCTCTTTTAGGTACTCAAAAGTAACTCCAACTTCATCGTCTGCTTGAAAGGACCCCCTTGCATCAGCAGCCTTCATTGCATTTAACGTGTCTCGAAATTTAACATATAAATTAACTATAAATGAGTTATAAACATAAAAGCCATTCTCGGCATACTCGACAGCTTTTATGTATCTCTTGTAGTTAATATACGTTGTATATCCTAGTAATCCAACTAAGATTGATAATATAACTATTACAACTATCATTTGAATAAATCGTTAAAAGCACTCATTAAATCACTCTTTTGCGAGTCGCTAAGTGCTGATGTGGTTTGTATATTTGATTTAGTTCTTGGCTTTGGTTCACCGGTATTTTCCGATGCCCAAGCTTCATACTCTACTCTTGCAGCCATCTGATCGGCTTGATGAAGTATGTAAGGTAAGCTAGTGCGTAGTCGTGAGTTGACATCGTAGCTGATGTAGTAGTGTTTGTTACCTTCATCATACATACCGTCGTGCAACTTAATACCAAACCACTCGTTTTCTGATACACGAATACCTCTGTCAGCTAAAAGTTTCAAGCTTCTATCTGGAACAGTCATAAAGCTATTAGCTGGATTATTCTTGTAAATTTTACCCTGGTTTTTGCGGTGCCATTCGGAGTCGTTGAGAATATACATCTCACTCTCCTCAGAACCAATCTTTCCTAGATCGTGGTTAAGTGCAGCAAATACAAGCTCCTCATCGGTAAAGTTAATACTACTACCAAAGCTTTCCCAAACGGTTTTAATCGAAAGAGCTCCCTCGATTACTCGAATGACGTGATCAACATAACCTCCGGCAAAGCAGTTATGATAGTGTTCAGTACCGCTAGCAGGCATCAGCATAATACGCTCAGCATGCTCCTCATACAACCTTTTTAATTGCTCTTTACGAGCACCAGTTATGTGTTGATCGATATAGGTAACGAGTTTGGTAAAATTCTGTTGTAACTCTTCTGCTGTAAAATTTTTCATATGTGTTTTTGTAACTTTTTAATTTTTGCTTGTAACTTAGCTGCATAAGTCTTACGTGTCTCCTTAGACAGCTGCTTCTTTAATTTCTGCAGTTGTACCAATGCAGCCTGTCGCTCTCTTTCTTTTTCGTGCTTTGACTTCTTTGGTACGGCTTCTATAGGGGTAGGAGGTAGTGATCCTTTTAGATCAGGTTGCTCGATGCCACTATAGTAAACAGTACCATCCGAATGTACGAATAATTTTTTGAATTTCCAACCTCGAGGATAGCCTTCTCGTTTCTGTTTAAAGGTTGTCTGTATTTCTAGTTGAGGATGAATCTCTTCGCGGACACAATCATAGCACATTAAAATCTTAGTGCCTGCAGGTCGATTATGAAACAATGCCCCACAATTCAAACACTCCACGGTTGCCATACTCAATCCTCTAGATCCAAATATTGTTGTTGTTGCTCTAAGGCGTTTACGATCTGATGTAATTGATCCTTAACATAAGCCATTGTAACGTGTGGCTTATAAGAATCAGCATCTCTATGCAAATTCTCAGCAGCTTGCTTAGCCTTATCATTAAGCTGCTCTATAACTTGTTTATTTCTCATTTTATGAAATTAATTTACCGAGGAGGGTGGAAGAGTGAAGTCGGTGTTAAATAGTACTGTGTGCACTCTTACTTTATTAATCGTGTGCAGGCCACGATAAAGTGGTATATCGCCATTTACACTATGGGAAGCTAGAATAGCTGATTCAATAAGCTTCTTGCTGTTGGAGACTACCATTAAGAAGTTGTCATACTGTAGGTAGTAGATGCGATCTTTTTTCAAGTTGATTTGATACAACTCTTGGAAGAAGCCAAGCATGTTGCCTACCTCATAATAGGTTTGTCTATTATGATCCTTATTGAAAGTATGACGAACACCACCACCAATCATTGTAATATCCTCAATTAAGAGCCGCTTAGCCTTGAGAATCTCAATGCGTGCATTAGCTATAAACTTACTATCAACTAAGGAATTAAAACAACTCATCGTGACTTCTTTGTGGTTTTAGCAGCTTTCATAGTTTCAATATAACCTAATAAGCTGTGGTACTTAGCATCTTTATCTTTAGCAGCTTCTCTAAGATTACTAATCTCATATGACTGCTTAACAGTAACAAACGCTAATACTACAATTGCAATTCCAAAAACAACTAACATTGATATCATAACTAATTTGATTTATATATGTAAGGTATACCAAAAAACTTAGAAAGTCAACAACTATTCTATGTCTTTGGTACTTTTTATTCTCAATACCTATTATAAATATTACAAAATTACACTAATTGCAGCCCTATTAAGATAAAAGATAGGATTAAACTAATCACAGTCTTTAGCGTCATTCCTTCTTTGAGAAAGATTGCTGTGAAGATAGTAAATACTAATATTCCCATAGCAAAAGCTAACAATCTACCAGGCCATATCTTACCATCCATTCCAATGTATGCATAGTTTGTTGCCAGCATTAGTAGATAGCTGATTGGTATGCCCAGCAAACTCACAGCAAACATGTGATCCTTCATCCAAGGCCAGATAAACTGACCATTAATTTGTATCCAAGCAATTGCTTGGGCAAGAAAGAATACTAATAAAGATGCGATTATTAACATACGTTTAGAGGAATTTTTCGTTACGTCTGATTGCGGTGCTAACCACTGCAACTTGTTGACTATGTTTCTTTTTAAGTTTTGCATTTAACTCAGTAATTTCTATTACTCGAGGCTTTCTAACCTTCCCAGTAAATATGTAATTTGTTCCTTTGTAATACACCTTTCCGTTGTATATCTCACCTTGTATTCGACGTGGCCCTTTAAAAGCACGAAAGGTGTCGCAAGTTACGCGACACCAATCCTCATTATTAAACGATACTTCTAAACACAATTGAGTTGGAAAATCATACCTTTGTTTGATTGACCGGCTCATGATATAATATATGTTTTAAAGTTCTACCTTTTCCGCTATCATCATCCATTCCATACCCAAATACCCACTCATCCCAAATTTCAAAACAAGCAATGAGGTTTTTTACTCTTGGATCTAAAGGTACGTTAGATGTCTTTCGTTTCAAAAGTACAACTGGAATTACTTCCTTTGCACCTAGACTATACAAAAGTTTTACAAAGAAGTCAACAGTGCGTCCTGTATCGTATATGTCATCAAATAAGAATACACATTTA